CGTTAAGGCCAGTGGCCTCATAGTCGATCATCGCCCTGGCGGTGAATCCCGGCCATGACTCATCAACAGCACCGTTAACCAGACGCGCCACCGTCGCCGTCGTGCCGTCAGTTGACACAATCCTGTACTCATTCCCGCGGTGAGCAAGTGAAAGCCGTTGCACGCCTTCAGGCATGCCCGAAAATGCGGTTCCCGTGGCGCCGTTATAGGCGAGCGTCACGTTTGCTGTTACCGCCGGACTGCCGCCGGTTGATGCCGTGCCGGCGGTGTAAACAGGGGCATCACCGAAGACGGAAGCTGGTAGTGTGGAGGATGTGATGTCACCACCAGAGAACGGGCTGGCCGCCTCAGTTATCACTACAGTCCCGCCGTTATCCTGCGCGACCAGGCCGGAACCAGTCAGCCCTTCGGTGATAGCCGCCAGCAGTCCCGACATCGAGATATAGTTCGCCACCAGAGACACCGCGTAAGCGATCCCCTTCCACGTGATCGTGAACGTGCTGGAGCTGGTCGAAAAATCGTAGGTGGTAGGGGCTGCGCTGGCCTGTACTTTAGCAGCGCTGCCACCAACGCCGGGGACGGCGGCCTGACCCGGCGTATATGACGCAATAAACAGATCGTAATCGACTGAGTTAAACCCCAGCGTCACCGGCATACCAACCACCGGCGCGATCTCTGTCAGAAGAGGACTGGCGATAACGCTGTACCCGGCCGCCGTTGATATCTGGTAGTTGGCAGGAGCCTTTATCTCAACAATCGCGCCTTCTACCCAGCTATCCGGCAGAGAATTGTCGTTATCGTCGTCATCATCGCCATCATCCGTGTCCAGCCCGGTAAACGTTACGTCTGCTCCGGCCACGGTCATGCTGTCCGCGATAATGTCGTCCGCATCCGGCGACGTCTGGGCCATATCAAGACCGGTACCGGATGACGTCCCGCCCACCTCGGTAGAATTGAACCAGTTTTCACTGCGCTCATCGCCGGAAACGTCCGCACCAGGGGGATAATGCGTGCTGCTGAATCCCGGCAGGGTCGATGTAGGCGTACTGCCAACCCGGATATCGCCATTGGTATAATCCAGAGTTCCGACACCAAGGCACAGCAGCATCTGCACCCGCATTTTCGTGGGATCGGCAGCATCGAACCGGGTAACGGGCTGCACAACATAATCAGGATAAATACGCACGCGCCCAAATACCTCCCGAATGGCATCACCGAGTTTCGCCGTATTCGCCTTTGCTGGGTTCAGATCGAGGCTTCGTCCGGTGGATGACGTGTAGCCACCAGCATCAATATTACCCATCATGAACAGTGAGTAGGCCGCCGTTGCCACGGCGATACCAACCCCTATCCATGCGATCGTAGCTACTTCAAGCCCAAAAGGAACCGGGTACATGCGGACATCGCTTTCCGGCCGGATGATGCGAAACGCCCATTCGCCAGGTGGTACCGGCTGGCCATCGAGTTCAATAGCCAGCGGTGGAACATCCCGATCCTCATAGTCTTCGACATTGGCAACCAGCCAGCTGCGAATGCTGGTAACGCCATGCTCATGCGTTTCGAGTGGTTCACCGGGCAGCCGCGACGGGTAAAAACGAATGGTCATTGCCAGAACTCCACTTTGACAAATCGCCGCTTAAATCGCGGCAAAGGCAGAATGGTGACGTTTGTTCCCGGATTACATTCCGCCACGTGCAGCAGGCCACCGATATTGACGACGATACCGACATGGGTGACGGTTGAACCGGAATAACAGGCCACCCCGGCGCCTTCGCGCGGTTCGCAGCGCTCCAGAGAAAGCATCATCCGGCGCGCTTCGCGGTCGAGCCCGCCGTCGTCTTTGGTTACCCCAGCGAACTCAGGCCAGAGAGGCAGTCCAAGGTCCGCCCGGATTTCGTTCACAATGCCGAAGCAGTCGAGTTGCGGATACACTCTGCCGCCCTTCAGCCAGGTGACTGAAAGGTATTTATCAGGGTTAAACATTGGGATTCCTTAGCTGATGTAACGCAGACCGGGGAATGATGGGAGCGTATAACGGTACCGCGGCCAGGCTGTATCGAGGACATTCATATAGCCCGCGGTGATCTGTACCTCTGTCGCCGTCCAGTAGCCAGACTTGACTTGCAGCGTATACGGTACCGCCGCAGGCGCCGCTAAATCTGTGGAGATATAACTCCGGTAAGTCAGCGACGCCGAAAGTCGGTTCGCCAGCGCACTGCGGATCGCAGTGGACACAACGCCATCGATATTACACAGAGCAAATTTCAAATCCTGCGTGCCGTCCTCGTTACGCGCTGGCAATGCAATATCCATCGCGCAGGCGGTAAACGTTACGGTCTCGCCGTTCTCCGTCGTCGCAGTGATATCCTCATAACCCTGGCAGAGGTAGTGAACATCAGAACCGATAGTTATCTGCAGCGTTTCAATGATCACCTCTGACCCGCTACTGGCGTAAAGGCGGTTAATCTGCGTCATGCTTTGGCCACTCCTTATTCAGCGCGATATCCAGCAGCGAGCTGCCGACTATCCATTCCGGATAATGTCCCCATCCAGCCGGAGGCAATGGGCGCTCCCATAACTCAACAGGTGCCGTATACCTCCAGTAAAACCCACCCTCCGGAGTGGGTCCCTTATAAATGTCTGTGAAGCGACATACATAATTTTTAAGCCCTACAGGAGTTAATAACGGTATGTTGAACCAGGCCGCCCCGTCAGATAGCACATCGCGAAACCATGCTTCAAAGGCCTGAGCTTGCGCATCATTAAATATCCATGCCAGATCTGTTTGGGTTGGTGTCGAGGTATAAGCACGCCGCTGCCGCGCGCGACCAGTTACCATCGATGTCCGTTTCAGCGGAGAAACCGGAGTTAAACCAAAATTATCTTTAAGGGGGCCTGGCAGGTAATCGGAGGGATAGTAGAGCGTTGAGGTGATAGCCATCAGCCGATTTTCCTCCCAGAGTTAGTTTTGCTGGTTAATGCTCTGTGCAAATCACCCTGCCCACTTGCAACTGAGTTCACCGCCTTTCGATATCCCCGTTCAGCACCCTCATCGGCGGCTTTGCGCACCAGCGCCAAAGTTGCATCGGATGGGTTCCCATTTATTGGGATATTGATAGTAGGCGAATAAATAGCGCCGCTTCCGGTTGATTGAGTCGCGACCCTATCCAGAGTGGCATCCAGCTTTGCGCTGGTTTTAGCAGTAGTAACTCGCTCGCCTTTTTGCAGGAGCCATGTACCCGTCTCTGGGACACTATCAAGCCCATCGTGGGCCATCCCCACAGCAGAAATGTTGGATACGATACTCGCTGTTGAGGCTGCAACACTAGCCATAGCTGCAAGGTTGTAGGGAAATGGATTTGCGGCCGCCATAGCGATCCCTTGCTGAATAGCAATAATTGATTGAGCTATAGCTGCAGCTTTTTGAACAGCAAATGCTGCTTTATATATGCCTGATTGCTCCCCAAAAGCAGTACGAGTCATATCAACCATTGATCCCAGACCATCAACAACACTACTTAACATCAGTTGATTACGGGCATCGTCGAGCCTGTTCATTTCATCCTGGTGTTTTTTCTTTAACTCAAGTTCTCTGGCGTCCCATTCTTCATTAAGGTCAGAGCGTGCCTGTCGGTTCTGTTCAAGCAAATCAAGTTGGTTCTGATACCACTTTTCCTGCTCTTTCTGCGCATCATCGACTTTTCTTAGCTCACCGAGTTGCCCACCAAACATGGGGTCTATACCACTAAATTTAGGCATATCGGCAAATGAATCTTCGGTGATAGCTTTGGTTGCTTTTTTTACTTCTTCCTTGCTGACTCCGGGCAATCCCTGAATATCTTTCAGGACTTTAAAGCGTTCTTTCGTGGTTTTAAGGAGCTTTTCTTCAGGTGTTAATAACTCATCCTGTAAATCACGGAATTTTGACAGGGCATTGTATTTATCAATTTCAGATGCAAGCCCTTCCAGCCTAATCTGTTGCTCTTTATTAATACCTACAAGTTTTCCAGTAGATAAATCGAATCGCAGTTTTTCAAGCTCTGTGACTTCTTTCGTTTTACCAGTAAGTTGATCGGTTAATACAATCTGACGTAGATAGCTCTGCTCCACAGCTTTATAAGCATTATCAAGTTTATTTACTGGTGTTTTAGCAGGCTTACCATTCGTACTTCCCGCAGGTAGTGCAAACGGATTGTTAGTTCCTACTGTTGCAGCCTGAAGAGGTAGAGATACCCTGCTGGTATTAGAAAGTTTATCTCTTGTTTCTATAAGAGAAAGTAACTCATCATTGAGGGCTTTTGCGCTGTCATCTACTCCGGTAAGCCAACCAAACATCGACTCACCTTTAGAGTAAAAACCATTTCTTCCCTCAAGGCTTTTTTGCAAATAAGTAATACGTTCATTGACCTGGTCAATATTCGAGAGGTCAATTTTACCGCTAAGTGCCGCGAAACGGTTACCAGTGCTAGAGGCAAGTTGGCCAGCTCCCGCAGCAGCTTTTACAAGCCATCCGGCAAGCTTGGCAACTTCTGATACAAGATCAGAAATACCTTGAAGAACAACAGGATCAGTCAGTACATCGTGAAGTTTATCAAGTGAACTCTGTAAAGGGTTTAGATCGACTTTAGCTAACCCTGCCGAAATCTCAATTTTGAGCCCAGCGACTTGAGCCTCCATATCTTCAAAGAGCTGGTTTACCTTCACTAAATCATCAATAGAGGATGGATCGGGAGCAACACCATAATCTTTAGCAAGATCAATAAACTGTTTAAGTTTTTTATTATTGTTATCAAACAAAGGAAGCAATTTTGAAAGGTCATTACCCAAACTTTCAAGAATCGTTGTTTTCTCGGCATTAGTACTAATTTTCTCTAGGGATTCACCTATAGCGAGCAATTGTTTATCCGGACTAACTTTTGATAGTTTTTCAGCTGATAATCCAAGGGCATTAAGTGCATCTACAGCTTCACCAGATTTATTTAATACTGCATCGCCAATTTTATCGCCAATATCCTTAAAGATATCAGCCATTTGATCACCCGATACACCAGCCTTTTCAGCGGCAAACTGCCAAGCGAGAAGCTCTTGAGTAGATAGCTGTAATGATTTAGCCCAGCGAGCAGTTTCTGATATTTGCCTTGATGTTGATTTAAGCAATTGAAATCCGGAGGCACCTACAGCTAGCCCAGCAGCAATAGCAGCAGCCCCTATCCCTGTAAGCGCTGCACTAGATTTTGCCACATCATCTTGTACCTGCTTACTCCACTTGGCTGATGCACGTTCAGCTTTATCCATCCCTGAAACAAATCCACCAACTTTTGCAATCAAGTCGATAGTAAGAGTACCTAGTGACTTGCCAGCCATAAATTCTCCAAGAGAAAAAACCCGCTAAAAGCAGGCTTTATTTTAACAATTATCCTTTAACCTCCTTTTAAGGGTGGATACAAAATCTTTCCTTAATGAATCCGGGAGATCTCGTTCCAACCTATCGATTAAAGGCATGTTCATCAAAAGGATATCATTAACGCTACTTGAACCATGTTTTTTCAAAAAAATAAGAGCTAGATTATCTACAGCCAATATATTTAGGCATGGCTCACCATCCTTTGAAGAAATAAAATAATTTGCAGAGCACGATTCTATTTTTGTGAAGTCTACTTCTGGTAATGAACGTTTTTTCCCTGAAAAAGATATAAAAATACCAGCAAGAAAAAGCACAATAGCAATTAATAAATAATTTTGCTGTTGTGCCATTAGCCCAAGGTTATTCACCCTTGAACCATCACCAACATCAACACTCACATCCATAAAGAACAATGAATATACTGCAAGAACTACGCCTACCAGCGATAACAACTGTCCTGAACTCTTCATATCATTCCCTCGTGATAATAGTTATCAAAAGGGTAGCAGGATTTTTAAAATCCCAAAACTACAATCACTCCCACGTTTTCATCGCGTCCTCAAGCGATACAGCTGATTCATTGATATGCGGGGCGAAGTCGCTGATCTTGTATGGCGGTGTGTTCGTAGACTTATTGATATTTGCCAGAACGGAAGCAACCAACGCTGCGCCCCACTCAGTACGCATCATAATGTTAAGCGGACCATACTTATCGCGGTACTTTACCCACACCTGAAACTCACGAAGGCTTATTCGCTCCTGAGCCTCAGCGATCGTTCGCCCACCGATGCCGTTCATGACTAACTCACACCAGAACTCGTCTTCTCCTGTGAGTTCGTATTCTTTCCCAGCTCGTTGACTTCCTGCATAGCCAATAGCAAAGCAACGACAATCGGGCCATCCAGTGCACCACGTTCTTCAGATGCAGTTCCAAGGATATCAGCCGCCGTGAAAATTGGCTTACCTTCTTCATCGCAAATGTTACCAGCGATGCGCTCGGCAACTGGATCGGACTTCCCGTTATAAGCCAGCAGATCGGCTTTTGTGGTGTGGTAACCCATAGGACGCACAAAAACGGTTGCGATATGTTCTTTCCCGTCACGACCTTTCCATTTTATTTCTTTCTCTACCGGACGGCCGGTAAAGGCGCCGGTTTCTTTTAACGTGTCGAGGGTAAGTTGCATGTTATCTCCTGTTAAAGAAAAACCCGCAATTAAGTGGGTTGCACAATTTATTCATGTGATTACTCTGGGCGAGCGTTAACGAATCCCGGCAAACATAGCTGGCCCTGCTTATCCAAGTTCTCAATACGAGAAAGTAGATGCGGTTTTTTCTCTTTACCCCACCGGCGTAACAAACGACCTGACATACTGGCGACATCCTTCTCCTTCATGTACTCCAGCATTACTGCATTACGTTCCGACTCTAAATTACGCGCCCCTTGCGCGAGCATGTCAGCCATCCAGTCAAATGCCGCGATGTACGCTTCCTTAAAAGCGAATGCGGCGGCACCGGTGAAGCTGAACACCAACATAGTCCAGCCATTCCTTGTCATGCGATAGAATGGTTGGGGCTTTCCATTCTGTAACTCATTGTTTTCATGGCAAAGCGTAAAATTGCGCTCTGCAAATTCAGGAGAGCATGAGCAGATTACTTTTCTCGTTTTCCTCATCACATCCTTGTGTTCTTTCCTGAACGCCTTTGCGACTTTGAAGGTGTCGGTCGCAGAGTCAGTACCTGAAAGAAAAATTAGCTCGCGAAAATCGAAGCCATTAATTACCGTTGGATATTGCATGGCGATTACCTTTCAAAAAAGAGACCTCTGTCTCACCAGAACGGCCATGCCCGAGCGCACCATGCTGCGATGGCGTTCTCAGAGGTCGCTTTTGTGAATGGTCCCGGGGCTGGAATGCGCGGTGAGTGCGCAGTGAAATTCTGTGGAACAAAACCCCGGATTGAACCGGGGCAATTTATATTAACTACCAGCTTGCGTTTTACGTACCCAAAGTCCGGGACCGCTGCGTTGCATTGTGGCCGCGGTAGCCACTACAGCATTAGCCTGGAAGTCGAACGGGAAATCGCTGACATAGGCGCGGAACGTATACCAGGTGCGATCTGTCGGTAGTTCCATTTCACCAGCTGAAAGTGTCGGGATAGACTCGCCATCAGACCAGCCAATCGCCCACTGAATAAGCTCATCCTGGTATTCGTCCAGTTCTGCAAGTTGCCACATCAGGTAATGCGATTCGTTATCAGGATCGGCATTGATGGTTACCGACGCTTGGCCAGGGGTGCGGAGTCCTTTTTTGTACGTTCGGCTGTTACGTTCACTCAGGCAGGTATCTTCGATTTGATCTGCCGGGTTCGCGCCGGGGTTAAAATTAGTTATGCATTCAATCTCATGAATAACACCACGGATCAGCGCGTACAGCTGGGTACCCTGCGTTAACACAGACATAGTTATCTCCGAAAATAAAAAACCGGCTCAGGGCCGGCGTTTGGAAGGTTTGTTGATTAACGTTTAACTATCCAGTCAACGTCGAATGAATAACGGTAGCGTTTTGTTTCCGGGTCACGGCTCTGTGCACCCCAACGGGTGATGTAGGCGTGTGGTTCTATGGCATTACGCAGCGCCATTGCTACTGCCTGTGCCGATAAAGCAGTAACCGAATAGACGTCTACCTGGAGGGTGTAGCTATCTGCGTCTGGGCGCCTGTCCAGGTAATTCTCTGGCTCTCCACTGACGTTTTGCCAGACGACATAGGGATAGACGATATTGTCATCTTGCAGACCGAATGGGTAAAGTCGGAGTGGATTTGAACCGATTAGCGCGGTTACCTCCTGGCTGGCTGCGCAAACGTTAAAGATGGGTGCGATCATCCTCTACCTCCTTTCTTGGCAGCTCTGGCTATAGCTCGATCGATGGACTTCCCATATTCCTCAACGAACGTGTTCATAGCCTCCTCGGCACCGTTTTCAGCAGCTGGCCGCATAATTGGTTGAGCGCGCATATTTTCCGTTCCAAATTCCAGAAGGCGCCAGTGAGGGGTGGGGGCGTTTTTTGCTTTATCAGGATGCCTTTTCAGTACGGCGCCATGCAGAACACCGATTCTGAATCCAAGATTACCGTTACGCTTAAATTCGCGTCCATTCCAGCGTACTGCGATGTTATCAGCTATGCTTCGCCCTGTTTCGAGATCATCAAGCCTTCTGGCGTTTGCCTTTGCCCTGTTGGCAATGACGTTGGCAGCTTTTCTTAAAGCTGCACGGCCTCCCTTACGCTTCATATCATCGGTGATTGACTCAAGCTTACCCAATAATTCATCAACCCCGGTCAGCTTATATTCAACACCGTCAGCCATCGTTTACCCCGTCTGAACAGGGCAGGGTTAAATATTCCAGACCGCTAACCGGATCAGGTAGCACGCCCTCAACGTTATATATTTTACCGCGATATACGATGCGGCATTTAGCGGTAATATCGTCTCGTCGACGGATTGTGATCCTGGTGGTTATCTCGTTCTGGGTTGCCTGGGCGGAGATAAATTCCCGTGCAGAGAGAGGGTAAACTTCAGCCCAAATACCATTATCTGCTGTGGATTGAACAAGATTGACCCAATCTTTCACAATCTCCCCGGTCTGTGGGTCTTGCAACGAAACAAACTTTTGGGGAACGACACGATGTCGAAGTTTTCCAGCCTGCATATTACCCCCTGCTTTTTCTACTCAGATAGGTGATTCCCTCCGCAGGCTCTTCCGGTTCATCGGCCAGCGACTGGATAATGATGTCACACAGCGCCGTATTTGATTCAGCCAGTCGGTTTATCGCGGCCGTTTGCTCTCTCTGTGCTGCGGTTTGTTCGCTCAGCGCTGCTATCAGCGCGTTTACCTGTTGCTCGTTCATAGGCTATTTTCGTCCACTTTATTATCCACTCGCGCCGCCGGGCGCAACCTGAGCAAGCCATATATCACCTCAAATAATCGTTGGCCGACGCAAATCGTAGATCAGCATCGTTACTGAGAAAGGCAGCTCACCCTGCTGTAGTTTTTCTTCCTCTTCGCCGTTGCGGTTGCGATCGAGATAGCCAAGGAGTCTGAGAAGGGATTCCTGCATTCGCAATAAAGGCTCACCCTGAATCAGGTTCCCATCCCCATCAACCACCTTGTCCCGACTTCCCTGAATGTAGGAAAGCAGCACAGCACTACCGGCCTGAATTTTCAGGAGCAAATCGGCATCACCTGCGTCATCGTCAATGCGCAGATGCTCTTTTGCCTGGGGTAAAGTTACAAGCTCTATCACGCTTTATCCCTCCCGTCCCGTCCGCGCTTGGCGGCCAGAGTCCAGCCTTTAGAGCCTGTTTCACCTGGCTTATCCTGCGTCTGTTCGTCACAGTGCCAGAGTGAACCACCCCATGTAACCGTATCGCCAGGCAGGTACTCATCGCCCGATTTGAATACGCCGCGGTACACCATAGCCGGTATATCGAAAGCTTTTTTATCGCTCGTTCCACTTGCTCGGTTGACCGTAACAGTGAAATTGCGTTGACCATTCATGCTGATATCAACATCTGATACACCATCAACGATGCATTCCCAGCCACGCATACCATGGGTTTTCTCATAAGCACGCCAGAGGCCTCCGTTGTGAGTGGCATAAGATCCGCGCGGATAACTTTTACCTTCATCAATGAAAGGCTGTATTTCCAGTTGCAAAGCATCACGTCCGTCCTGCGCCGGCGGCAACGCGGCGACTGCATCGTCCACCGCCTGTTTCAGCACCGCCGGATCGTAATCTTTGCCGTCGCGCGGGGCTGGGATTTCCCCTACTGCCGCCGTGACTAACTCTTGCAGCAGCGGACGCACGTCCTCCGGCGTCACGCTTTTACCGTCCTGCGGCAGGGGGATTTCCGCTACAGCTTCACTGACGGCATCGTCCACCGCCTGT